ACAGCAAGATGGCGCGGAAGCCGAAGGCCGACCACCCGTGGAGGTCGCCGGCGGTCATGCCGGACACCGCGCCCGAGCAGAAGGTCGACGCAGGCGAGGAGCCGATACCCGACAAGGGCAGCGTCACGCTCGCGGACCTTGCGCGGGACGGCATCGGACTCCACTTCGCGCCCGACTACCGCATGGAGTTGATCGAGACGCTGGCGGACCTGGCGGCGTGCCAGCTCGGGCTCATGGCTGACGCCGACACGGTGGCCGAGGTCGGCCCGACGATCGCGCGCATCAAGGCGGTGGCCCAGCATGAGTGACCGCATAGACGAGTTGGTGGCGGCTATCGACGCGAACACGCTGCTTCAGTGGGACGGCAAAGACGTTGCGCTCGTAGCAGCGCACGAACTCGCCACCATCGCACGCGAGGCCGAGGCCGAAGCCGACAAGTGGCGCAAGGTAGCGGAGTGGCTGGCACTCCACACATCACATGAACAGTGGAATGGAGGCGTTCACACCATCACGTATCCGGCGGTATTCACGTCACACGCTGATGCACGTATGGTCGCCGCCATCGCCGCCACAGAACAGGAGGAAGCGGAATGAGCGACACACGAGCGATTGCCGCGAACCTGCTTGCTGCCGGATTCACGGCTTTGGTCGGTGGGGATGAGCCGTGCGGGTGCGGGGCTGACGATATTGCCCCCTGCGGCTGCTACGACCCCGAGTATTGCACTCCTGGATACGCCGTCCTGTGTGACGGTTCGGTGTGCGGAGTGTGCGAGCCTGGTGCGACACCAGAGAGGCCGCATGTGTGTTTCTGCGCGGCATGGATGATGGAGGAAGCGGAATGAGCAAACGGCAGACAGGACGCACTATACGCATGATGCAAGAGGCTATCGAGCACGGGCCGGAGAAACTCCCATCATCGTAATCAGTTCGCGCGCACAGGAGAGCTACTTCCGCAACCTATGGGAGCACCTCGGTGGTGAGCCTCGCGCCGTCACGTTCATGACACCGGCGCAGGAGTTCAGTGGGCTTAGGTCGCCTGCGCTGTTCGTCGACCACTACGCATTCGAGGTCGGATACGACAACGCATCCCTGGACTACCTGCTCAACCGATACAGCAAGGAGGCCGGAGCCGAATGAGCATCCGAGACATCATCGAGGCGGCGACAGCGGGGTCGTGGAGAATCGCAACCAGCAAGTCAGTCAAGGCAGGAGACAGGACAATCTGCCGCACCCACGACCGCAAGTGGCGGTATGGAAACGATGAACAGGAAACCAACGACGCACGTTTCATCGCCACCTTCGACCCCGAGCATGTCGCCCTCATGGAAGCCGTGTGCGAGGCGGCAGAGGCCCGTCACCAAGAGTGGACACGCGATACTTACATCGCAATCGACGACGCTATAGCCGCCCTCCAAGCCTACCGGAAGGAGCATGGACTATGAGCATCCTGACCGACCTCGAAGCGGCGTTGGAGGGGAAGCGGGAAGCGGCGGCTCTTGTGGAGACGAGACGCCTGCAAAGTTCTCGCAGTTGCTCTCCTGCTTTCGTCAATCGGCGTGAATCTCTCTTGGCACACTACAGGCTCCACGCCCTCCTCACCGACGACACCATCCGCGCCCTGCTCGACGCGGCAGAGGCAGCAGAGCATGAACCGCGCTGCCCATTCTGTGCCGAGGAGCGCCACATGGCGGGCTCGCCCACGCAGCCGCACCTGTCCGACTGCCCACTCGCCCCGCTTGTGAAGGAGGCAGACCATGACCGCGCATAGCGCGTTCACAGAAGGCGAACAGCCATGCGACAACTTCACCCCCGAGATGACCTACTTCGGTCACAACGAACATGAGTGTTGGTGCGTCCGGCCACAGCGGCGCGGGGAGAACGTCAAGCCTGGAGACTGTCATGGCAGCGTATCCTTCTGCCTCAACTGTCACAGCGACCACCACAGCTACGGGTACGACAAATGCCCCATCCGACAAGAGGCCACCGATGAGTGATCGCGAGCTATCCAGCCCCTTGTGTGAACGTTGCGACTACGGCCCGAAGTATGGTCACGATGACGAATGCCGAGGCAACTACGATCCTGATGAGCCATGCAGGATCGCCGAACCTGATGAATACAAGGAGGCCACCGATGAGTGATGCCACGACTCCCGCTGTTGTGCAGGACGCGCAACGGTACGACTGGCGCGTGCCATCCCGCTTCATCCTCCCGTGGTGTCCAACAACCCACATCGAACGCCTGGAAGCCGAGCGTGATAGCGCGAGCGCAGCGGCGAACTACTACATGGGCCAGATGTGCAAGGAGCACAACGAGTACGAGAAAGCGATACGGGCAATCGAGGCCGAGCGTGACGCGCTGCTGGCAGAGCATGAGGCAACTGGTGATATTGCTTACTTCCTGCGAGGCAACCCGAGCATGGTTGTAACCCTGCGCGTTGAGGGGGAGTCGGGGAGCATCACGCTCGGGCCGGTTATTCGCCGCCGCTTCCTGGAAGCCTACGACAACGCCGAGAGGGTGTTGCGCGATGCCGACGTATGAGGCGCGCTGCCCCAAGTGCGGCCACGTGACCGAGGTGAGCTGCGCGATCGCGACGTGGCAGGCGATGCAGCCGCTCGTGTGTGAGTGCGGCGAACGCAAGGCGACCGTGATCCACGCGCCCACGCTCGCTGGCTCGCGCAGGACCGAGGGAAAGTGACGCGCACCTGACACTAGCGGCATGAACCGCTACCTGCACGCACTCATGGGCGCACCGTCTCTGACACCAGGGCGGTGCGCTTACTGCTGCCAGTACCCGATCGAGCGACACCACGTGGTCAGGCGCTCGCAAGGCGGCACCAACGGACCGGTCATCGATCTCTGCCGAGACTGCCACCACGAGGCGCACCAGATGCGGCTCCACTTCCGCTTCACAGACAGGTGGGAGTGCTTGGCGACGGTGCCGATGAAGTACGAGCGCGCGCTGGAGTCCGAAGGGTGGCGGGATCTGTGAGGCTCGCCCACATCTGCCCACATTGCCACCGCATCGTCCCGGCCAACCAGACGTGCTCGTGCCGACCGAAGCGCGAGCAGTCCGAAGCCGTGCGGCAGGAGCGGCAGCCGTGGCGTGCAGCGTACAAGCACCCGTCGTGGCGCAGGGTGCGGGCCGCGCGGTACAGGCTGGCAGGCGGCAGGTGCGAGGCGTGCGGCGTGCCGCTCAAGGGAACGCTCTACGCGGACGGCGCGCTGTGGCAGTGCGACCACGTGAACGAGGCGCGACACTTCGCCGACCCGATCGATGCGAACACCGTGGAGAACGCGCGCGTGCTCTGCGTGCCGTGCCATAAAGCGAAGACGGCGGCGCGCAGGTAGGGGGGGGTGCAATCACGGTGAGGCGATCACCGCGACCCCGCTGCCACCCCCAACGCAATCCTGTGACACTTCGAGTGTCCGAGTGCGTTAACGGTGTCCGGTTGTGCGGAAACGAGTGACACCCATCGCATGGTTGGCTAATGAGAGACAGTAGCGACAACACACGCGTATGCCCGACCTGCGGTGAGTCTATGGAAGGCGCCCGGAGCAACGCGCTCTACTGCTCCAAGCTGTGCCTCTATATCGCGGAGGGGCGCGCGAAGTCATACCGGATCCGCTGTAGGTACTGCGGCGGAATAATCGCGCAGCGTGTTGGTGGAGCTGGACGATCCAAAGAGTACTGCTCCGAGACATGCAGGCACCGCGCTCGTAGCGGAGTGGATGTGAGCGGCCACGCGTGTGTGGTTTGCGGGTCACCACTCACTGGTCACGCTTCGGTGAAGTACTGCTCCGCTGCTTGTCGGGCTGCCGTACAGAACGCGCCAAAGCAGAAGGCATGGCGCGTCTGCGATGAGTGCGGTAGGCACTACTCCACTCATCAATCCCGTAGCCGCTTCTGCTCAAAGAGATGCGCGAATGCAAACAGGCGACACCGGCTCGGGGGCATGGACCACCGAGAGCGGGCTAGGAAGTTCAACGTCGAGTATCAGCACGTTGACGCCATGATCGTTTTAACTCGCGATGACTTCACATGCTATCTCTGCGGCCGGAGAGCGGATGAACACGCCTACATCAGCAGAGCGTGGGATAACTACGTGCCGAATCCTCTCTACCCAACGCTAGACCACATCATCCCGCTATCGCGTGGTGGGTCGCATTCGTACGACAACACTGCGTGCGCGTGCTGGGAGTGCAATCTCGCAAAGGGCTCCATGACGCCAGATGAGTTCTACGCCGTCAGGCTCGAGGCGGCATCGTGACCATCAAGCCGACGCACTGTGCCGCGTGTGGGCGGCCTATCGTTCAGCCGGCGACCGGGCGCACGCGCCGCTACTGCGACAACACCTGCCGTATGCGGCATCAGCGACGGCGTGAAAGTGACATCGCGGCTATCCCACCGGACCGCCGCGCCGCGCTTCTCGAGGTGCCGACTGCCGCTCCTGCCGAGGAGCAGCTGGCCGCGACCATCGAGCACGAGCAGGTGGTCATCCTCTCGATGGTTTCCCTTTCCCGCGAGCTACCACCGTCGCTCGCATGGCGCGCACGTGAGTTCGCGCTCGAGGCCGCTGACCGACTATCCCGCTACTTCGGAGTGCAAACAGATGCCCACACCTAAGCCTGATCCAGTGGCCAAGAGCCGCGGTCGCGGTCGTAAGCAGAAGACGACAGCGATCGTGCCGTCGTCGCAGCCGACGACGATAACCGTCCCTGAATACGTGCCGGCCGAGACGCGCGACCTGTACATCGTCGCGGTGGACGCCATCGCTCGGCGCGGCGCCACACAAGAGGACATGGAGGCAATCGTCGAGATGTGTCAGGCCGCCGCGTATGTTCGGCGTGCGGCTGCGGACATCGAATCTAACGGGATGGTGATCGACACTCCGTTCGGGCCGAAGGTCAACCCGATGCTCAAGGTCCACAAGGAGCAGTCAGCTCGATACATGAGTATCGCGAACGAATACGGTCTGACGCTCGCTTCTCGACTGCGGCTCGGGCTGATGCAGAACGCCGACCTCGGGCTGCGGGTCGATGTGTGATGGCACGCTACACGAAAGCCGGCCTGGAGCGCGCGGAGGTGGTGCGCGACTTCGGCCGCCGCTTCGTCGTCCACAAGAAGGACCGCTGGGCCGGTAAGCCGTTCGAGCTCGAGCCGTGGCAGTGGGACCACATCATCAAGCCGCTGTACGGCGCGATGCACAAAGGCCGTCGCCGGTACAAGCGCGCGCTGATCGGCCTCCCACGGTGGAGCGGCAAGAGCGAGCTGCTCTCGCTGATGGTCATGCACCACCTGTTCATCGAGGCGATACAGGAAGGTGAATGCTACGTCGTCGCGTCCAATGAGCGACAGGCGAACATCATCTTCCAGACCGTGAAACGCATGATCCAGGCGAACCCGCGGCTGGCCGCTATGTGCGACATCTACAAGCGCGAGATCTGGGTGAAGGAGACCGGCTGCGTGTTCAAGGCGCTCCCGGCCGACGCGGACAGCGCGCAGGGATTCCACCCGTCGTTCTGCGCCGTCGACGAGGTACACGTCCACAAGAGCCACGCGCTCATCGAGGCGATGATCTCCGGTATGGTCGCGCGCGAGGAGGCTCTGCTCGTCGCGATCACCACGGCCGGGCCGAAGCGCGAAGGCGTGTTGTGGGACATGCTGCGCGGCGGCGAGGACAGGAAGGCGTGGCGCGATCAGGACGACGCGTACGTGTACTGGGTCGGCGCATCGGACAGCGACGACATCACCGACCCGCGTGTGTGGCGCAAGGCGAACCCGGCGTCGTGGATCACCGACGACATGCTCCGCTCGCAGTTCGAGGCACTTCCCCGGCGCAGCTTCGAGCGCTACCACTGTAACCGCTTCCCGCTCACCGGCGACGCGTCGAAGGCGCTCACCCCGAAGCAGATAGCGCGCTGCGTGAAGCAGCCGTCGGAGTTCGACTTCGAGCAGCCGTTCGCGCTCGGTATCGACGGCGCACAGTCCGGTGACGCGTTCGCGCTCATCGCCGCGCAGATACGCGACGGCAAGCCGCACTTCCGCGAGTGGGTATTCGACACGCCGCCGGAGGACACCGGCTTCTACGACCTCGTGCAGATCGAGCAGCTCATCGCCGAGCTCTACGCGAAGCACCGCCCGCTCATCGTCATCGACCCCGCGCGCTTGCTGCTCATGGCCCAGCATCTCGACCAGAGCTACGGCGTGCCGCTTGTTGCCGTGCCGCAGACGAACGCCGCGATGTGTCCCGCGACATCGCTCATGCAGAACGCGGTCCGGGGCGGCGACGCGCACCTGGGCGGCTGCCCGAAGCTCGCCGAGCACCTCGGGAACGCCGTACTCCTCGACCGCGGGCAGCACGGCGAGCGGTACGGCAGCGAGGGGAAGGGCGCGAACAAGCAGCGCATCGACGCGGCGATCGCCGGGGCGCTCGCGCTCTATGCGCTGGAGACCCAGGACGCCGCCCCTGACGCGTGGGTCATGTCCTGGTGAGTGACGGGTAGTAGACGATTCACGAGACGATAGGAGCATCAGCACATGCACAAGCTCGCATCGCACGCCGAAGACATCGCGCTCGTCGTTGGTGCCACCGTACTGTCTGTCGGCATGGCGCTCACGTTCAGCGTAGGACCGGCCCTCATATGCGCGGGGCTTTTGCTTGTCGCGTACGGGGTCTGGATCACTGACGGGAGGGGCTGATGGGCTTCACTTCGCGCCGGGTATCCCCGGCAGCAACTCGAACCGTCCTCACTGACCTCATCGCCGCGCGCCACGCCCTTGTCGTCGGTGATGACGGCGAATACGCCACCAACGCCACCGCACCGTCGGTCCCTGCGTTCTACGCCGCTGCCGAGATCGCCGCGGAGGCGGTGGCGCAACTCAAGATGCGCGTATGGCGCGACGCCACACCCGCGCGCGTCCCGGTCACGGATGTGTGGCAGTACCGGCTCCTCAAGCTCTCGCCGGGGCCGCAGGACCACTTCACGTTCTGGCATACCCTTGAGCTCTCGCTCGAGTACCGCAACAACACGTACGTCTGGAAGACGAAGGCTGGCGGGAAGGTGGTCGCGCTCACCGCTCTGCATCCCGATCAGGTCGGCGCGTACCGGGCGGCCGATGGCAGCAAGCGGTTCCGCGTCAGCTTCCAAGACGAGTACCCGCTCCCGCCGGAAGTCAGCGGGCGCGGCGGCCTCGATGTCGGCGAGGAGACGATCCTGCACATCCGCGGGCGCGGCGGCATCGGCGAGATCGTCGCGCCGACACCTGTGCAGATGTTCGCCCGCACACTCGGCATCGGCATCGCGCAGCAGAAGCGGCAGAGCGCGCTCCTGGCTAACGGCGTGACTGGCGGCCTCGCGATCGAGTTCCCGCCTGGCGTGAAGCCGGAGGAGGCGGACGCCTGGCGCGAGCGGTTCGACGGGCGTCACGCGGGCTCCGACCGCGCAGGCACGACGAAGGTCGTGGGTAACGGCGCGAAGATCACGCCCATCGGCATGACGCAGGGCGATGCCCAGTTCGTCGAGACGATGAACCTCACCGTGAACGAGATCGCGCTCATCACGAACGTCCCCGCGTGGCTGCTGCTACCGAGTTTCACACACCGGGGTGCTAACTCGCCGGAGCACGAGATGCAGCGGTGGCTCTATCACGGTCTCGGCCCGCGCCTCGCACGCATCGAAAGCGCGCTCAATGCCGACGGCGACTTGTTCGGTCCCGGTGACATCTTCGCGGCGTTCGACGTCTCCGATGTCGTCCGTGGCGACCTGCGGAGCGAGGACGCGATCGCGCATCAGCAGATCCAGGACGGCCGCCTGCTCGTCGACGAATGGCGCGTCGAGCGCGGTCGCGCCGAGCTGCCGAACGGCATCGGCAAGATCCCGCAGATCACGCCCGTCGGCGGTGCGCCGAATCCGGTGACACCCGTCGTTCAATCAGACGACGACTAAGTAAGGAGCATCTGATGCGCCGCGACTTCGACGAACTTGGTATCGAGAACATCCGCGCCGTCCTCTGCGGTGACATGCGCACGCGCGTGCGCGAGAACGCGGAGATCGAGTGGCGCGTCCCTGGGGAGCCGGGAGCCGCTGACGAGTACCGCGTGCTCACCGGCTATCCGGCGGTGTTCGACCAGCCGACCACGCTTTACGAGGGCAAGCGGTACGTGCTCATGGAGCAGATCGCCCCCGGCGCGTTCGACGACGTGCTGGACGACGACTGCCACCTCAACTACGTTCACGAGTCCGCGTCGGCTATGGCCCGCAATGGGCGCAGCGGCCCTGGTGGCATGGAGCTGTCGGTGGACGCCCACGGGTTGCGGGTGTACGCGAAACTCCCGCTAGACGACTGGGACGTGCAACGCCTCGCGCCGAAGATGGACCGCGGAACCGTCGACCAGATGAGCTTCGCGTTCTACATCGAGAGCGAGGATCGCCACGTCTACACCGACGAGGAAGACCGCGAGGTCAATCTCTACACGATCACGAAGGTGGCCCGCCTCCTGGACGTTTGCGTCGCGCCGCTCGGCGCGTACTCGCAAACAGAGGCGGCGCTCCGTTCGATCTACGAAGCCACGCTGACCGGTCGCGCCGATGCGGGCCGTGAGGCATCCGACAGTCGCTCGACAGAGGGCGTCGGTGGTGATGAGGGTCGCTCGACAGAGGGCTCTCGTAAACAGCGGCTTCTGCTGCTGGAAGGTGAGAGCGCCATCAACACATTCACGGAAAGGACTCTGCAATGAACAAGCAGGAAGACATCAAGCGTTACAACGAGGCCGCGCAGCGCGTGGCTGAGACCGTCGAAGCGATCCGGACCGCATCCGATGACGCGGATCTCGATTCGCTCGAGAAGGACTTCCGGGCCGCGACCGCCGAGGCGGAGCGGTGCAAGAGCGTCCTCGATCGCACCGACGAGATCGATCAGGCGGAAAAGCGCTTCGCAAAGCGCGATCTGCCGAGCAACCCGAACCTTCTCGGCATGGACGAGAAGGAGGTCCGCGCCTACTCGCTGGTGCGCGCGATCAACGCGGCTGCGACCGGTGACTGGCGCGGCGCGGAGCTCGAACGCGAAGCCTCCGAGGCCGTGGCTCGCCAGCTTGGCCGATCGCCCGAGGGCTTCTTCATGCCGCTCGATGTCCAGCGTCAGAAGCGTGACCTGACCGCTGGAACCGACAGCGCTGGTGGCTACTTCGTGGACACCGAGCTGCGGTCGCAGAGCTTCATCGAGATGCTGCGCAACCGCATGATGGTCAAGCAGGCCGGAGCGACGATCCTCGGCGGGCTTGTGGGCGATGTGGCGATCCCGAAGCAGTCCGGCGGCGCCACGTACTACTGGGTCGCGGAGTCCGGTGCGCCCACCGAGAGCGCGCAGACGGCCGCACAGGTGTCGCTCACCCCGCATACTGGCGGCGCTTATACCGACATCAGCCGGAAGCTGCTCAAGCAGTCCTCGATCGACGTGGAAAACTTCGTCCGCAGCGATCTTGCGACCGTATGCGCGCTCGGTCTCGATCTGGCCGCGCTCCACGGCACCGGCGCTGACAACCAGCCGACCGGCATCGCCGCGACATCCGGCATCGGCTCGGTGGCCGGTGGCGACAACGGCGCCGCGCCCGACTGGGATGACATCATCGATCTCGAGACCGCCGTGGCAGTCGATAACGCCGATCTTGGTTCGCTTGGGTACATGACCAACGCGAAGGTGCGCGGCGTGCTGAAGAAGACCCTCGTCACCGCCACGTACGGTGATCGGATGGTCTGGGACGGC